AGCCCTTAACTCCAACCCAAGGAGCGAAGCGGCGCGGCACTGACCATTGCCGGCGAGCGGGGTTGCCCTGCGGCGGCGCAGCCGACGCGGGGTGCCCTGCGCAGGCGGCGATGGTCAGGGACGGGACGCGTAGCTACGCCGCGCGCACGCACCGCAGCCAGGAGCCTCGGCGCCCCGCTCGCCGCACCAGACCACGCGCGCAGAGACCAGGCCCGAAGGGCGGAGACGCCTCCTTCAGGCGGCTCCGGGCGAAGCCCCAGGGCTCGTTAATCGGACGAGATCCCGCCCAAACCCGTCCTTGCGTTTACAGCATGATCATCAGCCACGCCCGGTGCATCGGCAGGATCGTGTGCATCGCGCAACGCTACCCGCAGCAACGCCAACGCCTTGACCTACCTCCGCGCGTGCATAATCCCGTGCATTGCAGCCCTCGTTGCGCACCCGCCAACTCGCTCGCGCGCACGCGGCTTCCTCAACAGCAGCCAACACCGGAGAAGCCACACATATGCCAGCCGTCGAGCGAACAGACCTGGCCACCGTGCCCCACCTCGCCGCACTCACACCCATGCAAGCAGCCTTCGTCGTCGCCTACGTCCGCGAAGGGCAAGCCAACGGCACCCAAGCCGCCATAGAAGCCGGAGCAGCACCCGCATCAGCGGGAGGCACAGCATACCTGTGGACCAAACATCCCCAAGTCGCTGAAGCTATCCGGGTGGAAACCGCCATGCGGCTGTCATCCCTCGCCCCTGTAGCCCTCGCCGTGCAGCTGCATCTGGCCACCAAGGGCAAGAGCGAGTTCGTCCGCCAGCAGGCTGCCAGCGACATCTTGGACCGTGCTGGGTTCCGTCCACCGGACAGGCATCAGGTGGCGGTGGGTGGCTCCATCGTGCTGGACATCAAGCTGTAGGGCCCTCGGGGTATGGGCACAGAGGGGAGGGGGGGGTCCCAAAACCCCGCTTGCCCTCCCCTGTTACCTCAACCCCACGGATTATTCCTCGGAACAGTGGCCGGATGCCTTGCGGGCATAGCCTCTACCCCGGGGAGTATTTTGGTACAGGGCGCGGGGTGTTTTTTTTGCTGGGAGATGTGTGATGGCGGTTCGGATGCAGCGCGAGCGTCAGGCATTGGTTCGTCGGCGGTTGGAGGCTTTGGTGGCTGGCGGGTTTCACCGTGCATTGGCGGTGGAGCAGGACATGGATCAGCTGGAGGGGTTGGTTGGGTTGCTGGAGGGGGCTTGCCGGGGCGAGGCGGTGAGCGAGGACGCTTTGTGCCGTGTGTTGGGCGAGGGTTCGTTGTTGGGCATCAAGCGGCGGATGAGTGCGGCGGTTCAGGACGACGATGCTGAGCGCCGTGTTCGTGCGGAGGCGGCGGTATTGGAGGAGACCCGGCGGCGGATTGCCCGCGAGCGTCAGTCGCTTGTGTTGGGCAAGGCGCATCGCCGGAAGGAGAAGGCGCGGGATTTGGATGAGCCGGGTGATGGACGGGAACGAGAAGAAGGCGGCGTTGGCGAAGAAGCGTCGCCGGGCGGTGGCGAAGGCGCGGGCGTCGGGGATGACGTTGCAGCAGATCGGGACGGCGATCGGGGTCTCGCGCCAGCGGGTGCATCTGATCCTGGCCGCCGGGCTACGGGACGCGCGAAGTGAGCGGGTCGCATCTCCGCCTTGACCATTTGCAGCCGGCGGCGCGCGAGGCGCTGTTGCGGCGGATGGCGGCGGGCGAGGAGCGGTTGATTACCGCGCCGGTCGCGGTGCTGGCGGATTATGCGGACGACCAGGCGGGTGGGTTGGCGGGGGACGGCTGGTGGCTGCGTCAGTCGCTCGCCAGCCGTCGTTTGATGATCGAGTGGGTGCGCAATGTGCTGCTGGCCGAGCCGCATCGCTCGGACATGGTGTGCGAGATGCTGGTGATGAGCCTGTCGGCGGGCAAGCGCGAGGAGCTGGCGTTCCGGGCCTCGATGGGGATTGGCGCCGTGGGTTTCTGAGGTGGCGCGGGCTGTTGTCCAGCGGGCTGGCGCGTTCCGGCTCGCCTATGAGAGCCCGGGCCCGGTGTGTTCGCGGTTTCTGAAGCATCGCGAGGTGAAGCCGGATCTGGCCGAGTGGCCGATCGACGTCTTGCTGGGGCCGATCGGCAGCGGCAAGTCGTCGGCGGTGTGCATCCGGATTTTGCTGCATGCCTTGGAGCAGCCGCGGGGTCCGGACGGCTGGCGGCGCAGCAAGTGGCTGGTGATCCGCAACACCAATCCGGAATTGGAGCTGACCACGATCCCGACGTGGTTGAGCTGGTTTCCCGAGGACGTGTTCGGGCGCTTCTCCTGGTCCCCGCCGTATACCCATCTGGTGACCCTTGCTGCCGAGCAGGTCGAGATGGAGGTGATCTTCGCGCCGCTCGACCGGCCGGATCAGGTCAGGAAGCTGCTGTCGCTCGAGCTGACCGGCGGCTGGGTCAACGAGGGGCGCGAGGTGCCGCGCGAGATCGTCGTGGAGCTGCGCTCGCGCTGCGGGCGCTTCCCTGCCAAGCGCGACATGGCGGGCGCGGTGGGCTGGGCTGGCGTGCTGGTGGACAGCAACGCGCCGCAGGACCCCTTTCATTATTTGTGCCTGTGGGGCGGGGAGACGGAGCCGCCGGACTGGATGGACACCGTGACCAGGCGGCTGATGCACCGGCCGGCGGGCATCGAGGTATTCCGCCAGCCGCCGGCGCTGGTGCCGGTGCGCGATGCCGCCGGCACGGTGCTGGGCTTCGATGCGGGGGCCGAGGCGGAGAACCTCGCCAACCTGCGCGGCGGCATCAACTACTATCAGGCCCAGCTGGCCGGGCAGACGGTGCAATGGGTGCTGAACATGTGCTGCATGGAGACGCGCGCGAGCGGATCATCGCGCCCCGTTCATCCGACGTTTCGCCGTGCGCTACACGTCGCCAAGGAGCCGCTGGCATGGGAGGACGCGGAGCCGTGGGGGCTGTTCGCGATGGACTTCGCGCGCAACCCGGCGCTGGTGCTGGCGCAGGAAGTGGACGGCCAGCTGCGGTTCCTGCGCGAGTGGGTGGGGCGGAACGTCTCTGTCGAGCAGTTTCTTGCCGACGCCTTGCCGCAGGTGAACAAGCTCTACCCGAAGGCGCTGGACAAGGTGCGCGGGTGGGGCGATCCGAGCGGGAGCGCCCGGACCGGGGCTGACGACAACACCGCGTTCCGGCAGGCGCGTCTGTCCGGGCTGGCGATGATCCCGGTGTGGACGAACGATCCTGATGAGCGCCAGGCGGCGCTGGATCGGCGGCTTGACCGGGTGATCGAGGGCGCGCCGGCGGTGCTGTTCTGCCCGCGCGGCTGTCCGTCGCTGATCCAGGGCCTCGAGGGCGCGTTTCGGTTCCGCCGGCTGCGGGTGACGGGCACCACCGACCAGTTCACCGAGGAGGTGGAGAAGAACGACTACAGCCACGTCTGCGAGGCGGCGCAGTATCTTGCGGTGGGCCTGGACCGTGGCAGCAAGCGCGACGTGGCGGGCATGCGGGCGGCTGGTGCGGCCGAGCAGCCGAATGGCGGGGTGAAGTTCGATCCCCTGGGGCGCGGCAACCGGCGCCTGGTGGCGGCGACGGTGCGGCGTGCATCGTCGCGCGCCTTGATCGGTGACTAGGGTGCAATCCCGCACCCCTGGCACGAGGAGGGCCGTGTTTTCCTCAATAGCATCGTAAAATTCATCACCAGAGGGCTCGGCATGGAGCCCAAGGACCCTGGCGACGGCGGCGTGAAGCAGCTGATGGCGCAGCAGCAGGCGCAGGCGGCTGAGCAGCTCCAGCAGATGAAGATCGCTGGCGAGGCGCAGGCTGGCTACTACAAGACGCAGGCCGACGCGATCTTCAAGCAGAACGAGACCACCGCCCGGCTGCTTCAGGAGCAGACCGACGCCAAGGCCAAGGTGGATGCGGCCGCGGCGCTGGTGAAGGAGCAGGAGGACGCGGACGCGGCTGCCAAGAAGCAGTCGAACGCCGATCCGCTCGGCCTGCGCGGCGGTGTCGGCTCGCGTGCGCTCTTGTCCGGCGGCTGGGGCGGCTTTGCCCGGTCCGGCTACAGCATCAGCTAGGAGGCGGTGTGCCCGAGGCCATCAGCGAGAACGTCCGCCAGTCCTTCGCGCTCGCGCAGTCGCTGCGCCTGCCGTGGGAGGGGCGGTGGCAGCGGCTGGTCGACGTGGCGATGCCCTACCGCACGCACTTCTGGAGCAGGCAGCGCCAGGGCGAGAACCCTGGCACGGTCTACGACGAGACGGGCGTGGTGGCGATCGAGGAGTGCGGCTCGCGGCTGCAGGACGCGATCATGCCGGCCGGCGTCGAGTGGGCGCGCTACCGCCCGGGGCCGGCGGCGCCGCAGGGCTTCGAGCAGCTGCTCGCCGAGTGGCAGGCCGAGCTATTCGACCAGATGAACGAGAGCAACCTCTATGCGGAGTTGCCCGACTGCTTCAAGGATCTGGCCGGCTTCGGCAACTGGTGCATCAGGGTGGACGGCGGCGGCTGGCGCAATCCGCTCGAGTTCCAGGCCTACTCGCTGGCCGACGTCTGGATCACGCCGGGCAAGGGCGGGGGGATTGGAGATATCCACACGCGCCAGTTCATGCCGGGCTACGTGGTCCGCGCGACGTGGCCGCATGCCAAGCTGAAGGACGAGCGGGCGGCGCCGGATCT